GGATTTGATTAACTGCCATTTGAATTGTTGCAAATGGATTTTGTTCTGTTCCATCGCCATTTTTATCATCGCCTTTTTCTATCGAAACAAATAAGTCGATCGTTGCACCGTAAGTCCCCATTAATTTTCCAATTCCGTTGTTCAGTTGCTCCATCTGTTTTTGCTGATTAAGCAACGTACCGTTTGTATTCTCAACATCTTCATCATGTCTATTTTCTGCAGCAAGTAATCTTGATTCTAAAGTATCGAATGTTTCACCTTTATTATTTACTCGCGCGTCCACTACTTCGTTTGGCGAATCTCCACCACTATGCAAAACCACATTATCAATGCGCTTATTCGTCACATCGATTTTCTGGTTTTGTCCTCGAATGATTCTATTTAAGATATCCACATTATCATTAAAATTTTTTTTCCATTCTGATGAAATTCTGTTTTTTATGAGTTTGAGTAATTCCATTAAATCACTCCTTTCTTAGCTAAACTGGCTAATATTGATGTCATAGTTTTTTTAGTGTTTGACAATGTGATTTCTGGTGGTTTGTTTGGTAATGCTGGATAGGTTTTGATTCCAACAATTTGAATGTACGTTTTGATATTTAATGGTTCGTAAATAAACGGAACATAATCACCCTTTTGTGGAGTAATACGCCACTTCAATGTTACTGACCCACTTATTGAAGGATAATCTTGTAAATCTTTTTTTAATCGCTCCATCATATTTCCAGCAATTGTGTATCGTTCATCTTCTACAGGATCTTGTATTCGGATTCCCCATTTCTCCGATTCAGAAGAAGTGTATGTGATTGGAGAAAAGTAATACGTATCATCTTCCTTTTTCTTACCAAACCCTTTAATCTGCGTTTTGAGCGAATACGTATCAATGTCGAACTTTACTGAATCTGTATTGTACTTATATCGAATTTGTTCTTGAATTTGGTTTCCAAAATCTGAACGAGAATAGAATGTCATGCGTTTATTATCGGGTACCATTACCACATCATAATCGCTCATTATTTCCTCAATTAGTTTGAGGTAATTCGCATTTCCGAAATTTTCCTGTTCTACTCTCCCGATTTTCCCTAGAGGATTTACTACTTCCCATTGAAAACCCATATCCCCGGTAGCACCGTTAAAGACATGTGTTAGTAATTCATTAATAGCTCGAGTTCCTGATATCGTATTGTATTGAAACCCATCTTGAACTGTATAGAAGATGTGCGTTGCTGTAACATTTTTAGTTATCATTGATCCTAATCCACTAAGTTCCATTGACTTAATTATGAATTCTTGACCGTTGAAAATTACCGAGCTTTCGTAATCAACTAAATCAAACGCTGTACTATTTAAATCTGTTTTAGTTACATTGAAACTGACTTCCCACGTTTCGTTTTCTTGCCAATTTTCAAAAAAAGAGTCCTTATCATATTCGACAAGGATCTCCCGTTTTGTTTTTTCATAATTTTGAATGATGATATCTGTCATCGTATCACCTACTTATACAGATAACGGAAATCCCATGAAGATTTCACGTTTGCAACATTTTGTATTTCTATCTCATTAATGCCTGGAACTAATGTAATCAAACTTAAATTTGTATCGATTCCACAATTTACACCGTTCAATTTCGGATAAACACGGTCTAGCGTGATTGTTTGCCCAAGATTTGTAGAAAACGGTGGATAATAAATAAACCGCTCGCCAGTCGTTCGATTGAATATTGTCGCATTGTCTAGCGATTCACCTTTTAACGTGATTTTCAAGTCATGCTCACGTGGATCAATCGTGAAATCTCCTGCATTGAACACTTGAAAACGACTTGCATCAAACTCATACTGATAATCTTCTGCTTCAATATTTTGAGAAAACTGCCACTCATCGTCCAACGAAAATTCAGAGAGTGTGGTTGAAAGTGATTCTGAACAGCCAGAAGGGACATCGAATGTAACTTCGATAGTTGAATAATCATTTTCTTCTTCCGTTAGTTCGAAATTTGACGGATTTACCTTAAACCGTTTTCCCGGACTTAATTCATGCGTTATATAAAATTGAAAACCAGGAAAAACAATTTGATGTAATTCTGTGATGATTAATTCTTTATCGTATTCATTTTTATAAAAAATATCGAATGTAAGAACCAATTCAAAAGGACGAAAAGAAGCATTGACTTCTCTACTTCCGTTCGTCCCCTCGAAATCTTCATATTTCACTTCGTAGATAGGCGCTTGTCTTTTTATTTCTTTGCAGATTATCTTTCCATTTTCTTGCGGATCAAACAATCTACCATTTTGGTTAAAAAGCAATTTGTAAAACAATTAGAAAGCACCTCCTGTTGTATACCCTAATTTGCTCAAATCTCCGCCTAAGAAATCATTAGCAGCTTTTCCAACCACATCAGTAGTGATACCGTTATCTTTTGATAAGATAGCTTTTAATATCCGCATCAGTTCACTGTGCTGCCGTTGTTGTTGTTTGATTAATGTTACTAACTCCGCAGTGTTATCAGAAGAAGTCGATTGAGAGTTAGGCTGTTTATCCCCAGCCATGAATGCCAATGCTTGACCCATCAATTCGATTGCTCTCGATTTACGGGTTAGTGGAATAACCATTTCTGGTTTGTTTCCTTCGCCAGCTCTGTATAATCCATCCTTGTTGATTAGCCCGCCATTTGCATACCCATGACCGCGACCGATGACGCTCAACATATTAGCACCATACCGATTTTTTGCATATCGAATAGCCGCTAGCATATTATCGAATCCATTCATGATATTTCCGTGCCCTGGAAAAGCATTCGCTGCAAATGTCCCTGGTTTAGTTTGAAGTAATCCTGTTGCATTACCATCAGCTAATCCATCGTTTCCACCAATCGCCGAAGGATTACCACCTGATTCTGTTTGAATCTGTGACATCCAAGCATTAACATATGTTTGAGTAGTTGGCAATCCGTTCATTTTTAGGGCTTTTTTGATATAAGGTCGCCAACGCTCTACTGACGCACCTCCAGGCGTTGGAAGTCCTCCAGCAACATCTGTTCCAGCTTTATATATACTGCCAGCACCTAATGAACCATTTAGATGAATGTGATCATAATGATCGCCAGCAGGCCAAGGTACCCATTGACCAGTTGCGGCTTGACCTGACATTCCTACTCGGTCACGCACTCTACCATTTGTAATAACATAAGCAATCTGTTTAGGGAATTTCTCGAAGGCCCAATTTGCTGCTTCCGTGTATCTAGGACTTCCGTAAGGATAACCCGAGATATCTAGTGCTTGATGCTTACCATGCCAATAAGGATCTCCCGGTCTGTAACCAGAAGTGATAGTTAGTCCTCCAAATTTTGACATCACTTTTTGTGCAATATCCACTAAGTATTGGTAGACTCCGTTTGCGTTCATAGACCCATCAAACATTCCTCCGCCGTATGCGTCCTCAATTTTTTTCTGTACAAAAGGATAAGCAGCGCTTGTCATTAACTTAACGCCCGATTTTGTCATATTCTTCCACGGTTCTAAAATGCTATTATAATCAACTCGTCCATCTACAAGCTTTTTAAAAACACCTTCATCATCAATCAAATCAAATATATCGAAATCATCCGTCCCATTTGCATAGTGCGGAATATCAAGTCTATTCTTCAATTTTTTAGTTAATGAAGCATTCAATACCTGCGCGCCTTTTGGGAGATTCACTAACAAATCTTTCCCTTTAGCAATAAACCCACGGCCGTCAGGCATCTGAACATACTCCTCATGAACAGCACCTTTTTGGTCATTAATCATTGCTAGACCGCCGGGGTGCCCTTCTGTCCCTTTTGCATATTGTGGAACTGTCCAGTTACCTAGTTTTTTATCCGATTCAACTTCTTTTAATACGTAATTAACCCCACCGATGACACCATTGACGCCTTTACCAATTCCGCCAACCATTTTATTGGCCACACCATTCATGGTTGCTGAGAGAGAGCCCCCCATTGAATTTAGGCCGTTAATTAGCGATTGCATCAAGAAGCGCCCAGCGTTATAGAAACCACCATTTTTAGAACGCAAGTTATTGATAGAATCATTACCCAATTGATTCACTCTGGCAATAAATGAACCATATAACGAATTCCAACCATTTAGATTGTTCTGTTGCCACGTACGTCCATTGCTGTACATAGGCGCATTGTAACTCCGAAGAGTTGTCATCGCTTGGTTGCAGAACGTCTTGATTAGATTAATGAATGTTCCTGTTAAACTGTTCCAACCATTCATTAAATTGCGATTCCAAGTGATGCCCTGTAAATAATTCGGATTATTTTGATTACTCAATTGCGTTAAATAGTCCGAAATAAATAGTGTTTCGCTTGCCATGTACTGCGGGACAATTGAATTCCAGCCATTCATGAGATTAGTCATCCACATCGAGCCAATTGCAATATACTGTTCGCCTTGTGCAATCAATTGGTCTGGCGTCATTGCAGATACACTTGCGGATCCTTGCACACCAGGTACAACCGATTTTTCAGTCATCGTTCCCACTGTATCGGAATCAGTGGTTTGTGGTTGCATAGTTTTAAACGTTAAAATCAGCTCGTTAATCACTCGAATCAATTCAGTGATTTGCGGGTTTCCTACTTCTACCGCTCCAATTCCTTCAGCGTAACGAGGAAATAATTTTGCTGTTTGAGAAGCTTTTAAAACAGCTGAACCACGTGGTAAATCAAGCAATGTATTTCGTTCTTGTGGAATAAACGCGTGACCGTTTGGAAGTTTGACTAATTCTTTATACTTAGATCCTGTTTGATCGTTAACTAGAGCAAGTCCGCCCGGGTGATAGTTTGTACCGTTGGCGTAATTACCAGTAATACTATTTCCTTTTTGATTGAACGCTTTCTTAACTTTGTCCCAAGTATCATCAAAAAATGCGGTAAGCTTGAAACTAATAGTTTTATCCTGTAATACCGAAACTTCTTGATAAGACTTAACAACTTTTTTAACGTTTGGTGTAACGTCATCTTTAGCAGTCATCGTCTTTTCAGGAACTTGAACGCCATTATACTGATTTAATTTTTCTCTAGCGGCTTGTTCCTTGTTCAATACATCAGAATTGTTACCAGTTAACACTTTTTGTTCTGGATGATGATTTTTGTTATAATCATCAATTTCATTTTTAGCTTTTGCTGTTTTTGTCGTTACGTCATAATTATCACCGTACATTTTTTTGAGTAACGGTAACACCTGATTGTATTGCTCAATACCTTCTTTACTGGCATAAAGCTTTGTTTTCAAATCAACGTTATCAGCGAGCATATGTTTAATGTTATCGGGCATTTGAGTCCAAGCTGTGTATGATTCCGTGGAAGCAAATATTTTAGTAGTTAAATCTGTGTTGTCCGCTAACAGTTTTTTCTGCTCGACTGGCAAGGTATTCCACTGATTGATTTGCTCTTGTGTGGTGAATAACTTATAAACTGCATCCGCATTGTCAATACCTAACGTTTTTCGATCTAAGACATATTGGTTCCACGCACCCATAGCATTGATAGTTTCATAAAGCTCTAGCTTTGCTTCATCGCCATTGACCAATAACATTTTTTCGGTCAGCCACAACTGATCCCATTTACCGGCTTCCCCCATAGCAATTGCAACTTCTTCTTTGGCATTAGAAGTTAGTTTAGCTTCCTTGACCACAAATTTGAGCTGATTCCAGCCATCATCAGTCTGAGCGATTTCAGTTAAAACATCAGTCATGTTTGTTTTAACTTCACCAGTCTTAGGATCAAGACTTAAAGCGTTCCATTGCATATCGGCATCGGAAGTTCCTTTTGCGAATAAGCTTAGGTCTTTAGTGGCATCTTTGACACTGCTAGACACTAATGCAGTCACTTCTTCAACGTTGTATCCGTACTTCTCCCATTTGAACCAAACCGAATCTAATGAAGATCCTGATTTTTCAGTAAGATTACCAAGAGCCGTAATCATTTCACTAGTGCTTTTCTTATAATTTTCTTTTAAATCGTTTAATAATCTTTTTCTGACAGATGAGCTAAGAGATTCGTTACTTTCAATCTCTTTACGTTGCTTATCATAAGAGGTCTTTTCCTTATCCAAGGATTTTTCTAACGTTTTGATTCGTGTACTTACTTCTTTTTCACTCAACTTCGACAAATCATCCTGATAAGCTGTTTCGATTGCCAAGCGCTGCGACTTAGTAAAACCAGCTGCTTTTAATTGATCATCAGACAACTTAGCGTATGACGATCTAATATACTGCATTTCTTGATCAGATAATTGTCGATTATTATCAGAAGCATTTTTGTATATTCCGTTAATCTTATCAATTTGTGCTTTAACCGTTTCGGCTGTTTTCTCATCAACTTTTTTCTGTGCAGCAATAACTTGCTCATACCAAGCTTTTGTTTCTTCATCCAAAAAACTTAATTTAGTAATCTTTTCACGGCGTTTTTCTTCTTTTTCCAGAGTTCCTTCAATCGCGTCTTGAATACCTTTATTTGCCTTTTTGATTTTTTCAGCATTGGTATTGACACCGTCTTGGTACTCGTTCATATACTGAACGCCTTTTTCACGTAATTCACTAGACTTACCGATTACCTTATCTTGCGACTCAGTTACTTTCGTTCCCCATCTAGCGCCAGAAAGTTGATGTTCATCATACGCTTTTTTTCCAGCATACAACGCTAACCCGATTGCTCCGATTGCACCTACACCGATTGCTGCAGGGACAGCCAAGCCAGCGATCGCTGTTCCTAAGCCAGCAACACCACTAGCTCCAGCTGCACTTGCTGAAGCTGTGCCAGCAGTAGTTACAGAAGTAGCAAAACTTGCCATTGCTTTTTTCTCGGCGGCTTTAGCAGCCAATTCAACTAACCCGCCGGTTAATTTTCCGATTGCAGTCTGTGTTTTACCAATCACAGTGACGCCAGTTCCAAATAATTTCAACGCCGGACCTGCGGCAGCTGCCATTAATCCCCACTTAATAATATTTTTCTGCGTAGCATCGTCCATTTCAGAAAATTTATTAATCATCTGAGTGGCTTTTTCTAACAAAGGCGTAAACGCTGGTAATAATTTTTCTCCAACGGTAATTGCTAATACATTCAGTGATTCCTTAAATCTGGCCGCTTTATTTGCCGGCAAATCATTCATTGACTTAGCGATTTCTTTAGTGGCGCCATTTGCGTTGTAAGTTTCTTTAGTTAACCCTTTTAACGCGTCACCGCCTTGCCCAACTAATACGTTCATCGCTGATTGAGATTCGGTACCAAACGCCAATGCAATCGCAGAAGTACGTTGCGCATCCGTCCAGCCTTCAGTGTTTTGCTTAATCTTATTCAACATATCTGGAAGAGTTAACGTACCGTTTTTAAACTCATCTACAGAAATACCTAATTTTTCAAATCCGGCAATGTTTTGTTTTGATGGCTTCAATAAACGAGTTAATGCTCCACGTAATGCAGTCCCAGCTTTTTCTCCGCCGATACCAGCATCACTTAGCAGACCGATTGCAGAAGCAGTTTCTTCTACATCCATGCCCAAGCTATTCGCTACTGGTCCCACATACCCCATTGCTAGTCCTAAATCTGAGAAACCAGCAGAAGTTGCATTAGCCACATAAGTCAGCGCATCCGTCACCCGTGTTGCGTTCTTAACAGTACTATTGTAATCTTTGCCTTTTAAATTAAACTGACTGATTACCTCAGTCGTTACATTCATTACATCGTTGAAGTCATCCCCGGATGCTTTGGTAGCATCTAAAATTGAAGGCATTACACCAAGCGTTTGATTCGCGTCATAACCCTTACGAACAACTTCTGACAAACCATTATTGATTTCAGTGGTAGAAACACCGTATTGCTTTGCCCATTTTTTCGAGCTATCGGACATTTGATCTAACTGATTGCGATATTCTGCGGTTAGTTTTCCACCGTTTGTTAGCAGTGGGCCAATTCCACCAATTTGAGTTTGAAAGTCTGCGGCTTTTTTTGTAGCCATTCCAAAACCGGCGGCTATAGGAGCAGTAACTGCCATTGTCAGTGTGTTACCCATTCCCGACATTTTTTGACCAAACGATTCAATTTTCTTGCCTGAAGCAATCCATTTTTCTGATTGTGCTTTGAGCTTACCTGTTAAACCTTCTGTCTCAACTTTCATACGAGCCATTTGGCCCGTCGTTGTTTTCATCTGTGCTGTAAAACTAGCAGAACGTGCTCGCGCTTGGTTCAATTCGTTTGCATATTTTGCCGTGGAAGCAGTTGCTTTCCCGTTTTCGTCAAAGCTATCCTTATAAGCTTTTGTTAGCTTTTCGATATGTTTTTCGTTCGCTTGGACTACGTTGCCTAAGCCGTCATATTTCGCTTTTAAAGCGCCTAGTTTATCACCAGACGAATTCATGACTTGCATTTGCGATTTCATTGCTTTCATCTGATGATTGACCGCGTTTTTAGCGCCTTGCAACCCTTTAGAAAAGGCAGAACTATTCAAATCCAACTTGATAATCATATTCCCAAGCGGTTTTCCATTTGCCATAATTTTCCTCCTTTCCTAAATTGATTTAACGAAGTCTTTCAAATCGACCTCTTTTGATTTTTCTTTCTTAGGTTCCGAACAGACAATTTGAATGAGGGCTTCAAAGTCAGCTTCTTCGATATCTTCCAACGTCCAACCGTTTTCAATTAATTGCCTGCAAAGGTTAAAATAATTTTCTTCTGCTTCTTCAGGGCTTACTTTTTTTCATCAGTGGAATCGTCTTCCTTGATTCCTAAAATATCCATATAGACTTTGTTTAAAGCGTTGAATAATTCATCGCTTTCAATCCCGTCTAAAATTGTGTCTTCTGTAACTTTTTTATCATTAAAGACTTCCACAGCTAATTCAATCAAAGCGTCTAACTGCGTACCCATGTCTGCGTCTTTTGCATACATTTTCCGACTGCATTGGATAGCTTTACGGACCGCACGACCTTTGACTTTCATTTTTTCGTGGACTACTTTTTCGCCTTTTGCATTTTCTAACTCAAGTCTTACTTTCGCCATCTATAATTTCCTCCTAAAATTTACAAAATAAAAAAGAGGACTGGTTTAGTCCTCTCTGTTTTAGCCTCCAACTACAGCTGTCGGGAATACTAATGCTTTCAATGCAGTAATTTTTGCTTCATCATCGCCGATAAATTTCACTAGCGATTGTCCTTTAGCTTCACCTTCTGCATCATTTGCGATTGCAGAAAATACATATTCTTCTGCCTCAGGCTCAAAGGCATCGTTAGTTGTTGTATTTAAGTTGATCGATTCACGACTAAATTTGCCTTTAAACAAACCAAGCATAGCAGTTTCACCACTTAAATCTTCTGATTCCATTAGTACGGCACAATACGGTGGTTCAGTGTCTTCACCTAAGAAGCTAAATCCATTGGTATCGTCGACTTTATATCCCAAAATCTTATCATTTGCGCCATCAGGTAAATCTAGTAAGCCAAAGTTTGCTGAGATATCGCCCGTACCTTTTTGAGAAATGTAATAAGGAACATTTGAACCGTAAACTTTAGATGGTTCTTTAGACAAACCACTGATTTCAGCTGATACAGTCGCTCCTTTGTCTTGTTTTCCTTCAATTACGATTAGATTTTCTGCTGGAATTTTCCCGTTTTCATCGAAAACCCCGATTGTCATTTTTTTAAATCCTACTGGTGTCAATATAATCACTCTCTTTCTTAATTTTTGACAACAAAAAAAGACACGATTTTTCGTGTCTTGATTCCTGTTATTCTGTTTTAATATTGTGTATCGTAAATTCGTGTATTCCCGTCATAACGACGCGCGTCGACGAACCGTTTTGTTTCCGGAAAATACTCGTCTAATCCTTGCCCCGATACTTGGCCAAAGCCTAAGTTTTTCATTTCTTTTTTAATCTCGTATTGAATTTGTTTCGAAGTCGCTCGATATTTTGATTCCACATCAATTTGGATTAAATGCTCAATCGAAAGCTCTTGATCACTACCGTGATAGGCCTCATTCGGTACATCAACGGGCCGAAGTGTGATAAATGCACCTGATTTATCAGCTGTTTCAGGTTGCTCATAAAACTTAATTCGATATTCTTGCGAATCGCTGTTATAAGTCATTTCGTGGATGTAGGCATTCGAAATTAACGCCTCGTAAATAATCATTAATATGTCTTTCATAGGCTTTTCTTAACCTCCATTTCCACGGTAGACAAATAAAATGGTTCAGAATTTTTCAATGATTTCGTGATAACCCCGAACCCACGCGGCTTAATCTGACGTCCGTTTCTTGTATAGCCCCATTCGTTTAAATGGATTAATCGATAACGTTGATGTGGACCATTCCAACCGATTTCTGCTTCAGTATTGTAATTTTTATACGTCGCATTTTTACGAACAACTTCATCAATCGTGTATCCTTGATCTTTAAAAACGAGCATGTCAGACTGTAGACGTTTCTCGACTTTCTCAGCGCCGGTATTGATTGCTTTGCGAGCAATCGATCGGACTTTTTTATCACCAAGTCTTTTTTCCATTGCTTTTAACGTTTCGTTTACGCCTTTAACTTCTACGCTATTCATCGGCATACACCGCCAAAAGAATCGTAACGAAACGATTATCCGTAAAATCATTTCGAACATCAGCAATATTCCACCTGATTCCGCTATAGCGCCTGTCTAAAATCTCCACATAATGTTTATTAGAGACTAAATAGTCTTCTTGCGGATCTCGGATAGTAATTGTAACCGCCTGCTTAGTCGTTTTAGAGTTTAAAATCTCTAAATCTTTCATCGACGGATTATATATTTCAGCAAAGCAGTTAAAAATAATCTGTTTTTCTTCTTCACCAGGCATCGGCCCTGGTTTTGGCTTATAGCTAAAAAATTCAACTGGCGTTCTCATCGCACCATTATTAACTTTAGGCTTCTGATACTCAAACGTTGGTTTCTTCATCGCTAACGTCCTCCTCCACATAATTCGAGAGAGAGACGGCCATTAATTCGGACAAAAAATTTTCATTAAAAAATTCGAGAGAATCATTGTAAACGTATCTGCTACGCTCAATGATTAATTCTCGAATTTCTGGCTTAGTAATATCTTCACTTCCGCACCAACGCTTTATTGCCGCAGTTGAACTCTCAAGAATATTTTCTAAATTGTCATCATCTGCATTGTGGAAGATACGCATACGCGATTTAAAATCCTTTAATAATTGTTCCATAGGCTCCACCGCCTAATCTTTTTTCTGAATAAAGCCACTACCAAGATTTTTTTCAATCTCCTTAGCACGCTTCACAAGTAAATCGATTTCCTGACCTTTTTCGTAAAGTTCTTTGGTGTATTTATCCCTAAAACTTTTAAGGATTGTGAACTTCATCTTCTCACTACCCTTCCGGAGTAGGGTCGACAGGCGTTTCATTCACTTTTAATCCCCAAACAGCCGCCGTTTTATCATCTTTTGCTTTTCCATAAGCAAATTGTTTAGCAGTATACAAATCCATATCTTCGATTGCTAACGTTTGATCGTATTTGCGCAATGTGATTCCTCCGCCGATATAAGCATCGTAACGTCCGCTAACGAAAGTAACGACTTTTTCGGAAACTTGTGCCAAAGATTCAACGATTTTAAGATTATAAGGGAGAGCGGTTACGTATACGCCTTGCGCATTTAAAGAAGTGTATTGGCGTTTAACATCCCAAGCGTCAGCAGGGTTAACAACCATGACTACTTTGCCATCAACAGCAACAGCACGACCTTTTTCGTCAGTGGAATGGTGTTTGTATACGTTCGTTAATTCTTTGACTGTAGTAGCAGAATCAGCAAAAGTTAAATCACCAATTGAAGTTTTTTCGGGATATACTCCGCCAGTGATAGCCACGCCAGCTTGTACTTGACGATTTAAGCCGATTGGCTTGCCGTTTCCGTCTCCTGCTAAGAACGCCGCTTCTAAAGCAACTGCAAAAGCTTCATCGATTTGAGTAGATACAAAAGATTCGATCCAAGCAGGGCCAAAGTCTTTCAAATCTTTCGGAATTACAACGAACGCCGTTAATTTATTTTGAATAGCTTCTTCTTCACTAAATGCTGCATCTAATTGGCCTTTTATCTCGCCGTAGATATTTCCCCACACAGCGACTCCGCTTGTTTCAGACTTCAAGAATTTTAAGCGTAATCCAGCATTCACCATGCCAATTTCTGCTAATAGCGGATGAGCAGTAGTTAAGTTTTCAAAAATGCGATCGATTGTTTCTTGCGGAAGTAATTTTTCTTCCTTGTAGCCAACGTCAGTGGTAACTGCATTAAAGAATTTCCGTTCTCGTGCAGATAATTTTGCGTCTGCCGGATTAGCAGCAATCAGCCCTTCTGCTTCAGCACGTGCTTGTTTTTTTGCTTCGTTTAACAATTCATCAAGCATCGCTCCATATAGTTCATTTTGTTTTTCAGCAGGCTCATTATTGTTAACCGCCGCTAAAAAGTTGTCACGAATCGTTTTGAATTCGTTGGATAATTTCATAGTCATTCAGTATGACCTCCTTATTTTTTTGTATTAAAAAAGGAATCGTTTAAAACCAGCATTTTCTGGTTCTTTCGATTCCGTTTCTTTGGTATTTAATTTTTCGATTACTAAATCTGCTAGTCCATCAATGTCAACATTGATTTCTGCAGAGGGTTTCAATTTCTCAGCCAATTTTGCAATTGCATCCGGCGGAATGACTGGCGATACACTTGCTACTAATTGCGGAGCTTCCGTGGATTGGAACATCACTTTATCAGCAAAGCCCTTTTCAACCGCCTGTTCTGCAGTCAACCAAGTTTCGTGATTCATCAACTCCAGTAAGTTTTCTCGTTCAAGACCTGTTTTATCAATGTATGCATTCGCAATTGATAAATTGTAGTTTTTTAACACTTCCGCTTCATGTGCTAATGATCTGTGATCTCCAGATGCAGCACTCGAAACATTATGAATCATGATTTGAGCAGTTGGGCTAATTTCAATGCTCGTTCCAGCCATTGCGATAACACTAGCTGCGCTTGCTGCAATCCCAACAATTTTCACTGTCACATCACCTTCATAAGCGCGTAAAACTGTGTAGATTTCGCTACCTGCATATACATCACCGCCACCTGAATTAATCACAACCTCTAGCGGTTCATTTGTTTCAGGTAAAATAATATCTCGTGGTGCTGTGCTGTCCATTCCAAATAAATCGTAAATCCATTTTTGATTATTCGAGATAATCGTTCCTTTAATTTCCAGTTTCGTCATTTACTTCCTCCCCTCCTTTCGCTTTCTCATAATTTTTGGTGATATAGAATTCATCTCCGCCTTCGATACTTTCATAATCGACTTCTTCGCGAATTTCATTTCGATTGAATCCGCCGCTTGAAATTAACTTGTCTACTGCATCTGCCAAATCGAAGATATCCTTCTTATCAACGCCTACGACTTTAACTTCTGTTCCAGCAACATATTCAGCCTTGCTGATTGTCTTTGCGTTCAATTCGTCTTCAATTTTTTTATTTAAAGACTTCACACAATACTTATTCAGCACTGTTTGTGCGCTTTCCAAATCTGCTAATTCTCCATGTAAAATCGTGGACGGTATACCTAAAATATCCGCAACTTCATCAACAAACTGACGTTTTAATTTCTTGAGTTCGTCCATAGATTGATTTGTTTCTCCAACTGTGTTCGTCAGTTCGTTATACTCAAGGCCGCTTTGCAGCGGGACAACGGCAATTGATTCTTTGCTAAATTTGGCATACACCTTATCAATGTATGTCTGCGCCTTTTTTTGTAATTTATCATCGAATCCACGCCCATCTTTACCAGTTACCGTCGCTCTGATTTGATGATTCCGCATAGCTACTTCGACCATACGATTGTAGAGAGACGCATAATCTTCATAAAGACCGCGCACATATCTGCTTAAATCATTGTTGTTGTACTGTAGAAAGATTACTTCGCTCATCGGAAACTTACGTTTAAACTCATAACCTTTCAGCCACACACTTTCGAAAACATCTTCATAAAGCGCATATTCTTTTCTAACGTAGCTTTCTGCAATCAATAACTGATCATCATCAGATAAAACAATCAAGACTTCGTTTTCAGTAATTAACTTATAAATTACTTGTTGCCAAAATGATGAAGCTGATTGGTCCAAGTTGGGTCGCACATTTAATAGGTAGGTCCAATCATTCGTAACTGGCTGTCCTTTCTTCCGAATCCTAAATTCAGAACGGCTAAAAATTCGAGCCAAGAACTCAGCGCACGTATCGATTGCCAAATGCTTTAAATAAAGCGTGTGGTATTCGTCAATCAACACATCAAAGTCATAACTCGATTCAATCTCTGAATTTTTTTTGAAAATATCAAAAAACGATTGAAATACTCCCAATATTTACACACCTCCCTTCACTGCTTTAAAAATCCCAATCTTCCATCATGTCGAAGAATCCTTCTATATCAACATCTTGGATTTCTTCTCTTTTATATAAAGCAGCCAAGAAGGCATGGAAGCCGTCTGTTTTTCGACGGACTGGTTCTTTTTTCAAAAACGTTTTATTACCAGATTTATCAACTTTTGCATAACTGTTATTGGTGTACCACCTCATCGAAGGATCATCGCCAAAAATAAATTTCTCATTAGCAAACCCATCTTCAATTATTGGTGCCACTTTAGACTGCACACCTCGAATATTCCGAATGAACTCATAGTTATATCCTTCTTTTTCAAGTAACGGCTGTAGCAAATCCATTCGATAACCATCGGCGCACACCATTTCAATCTGATACAATTCACGTTTTTCATTCAACCAATCAATTAGTAGTTGAGGAGAAATTGAAGGAGCATCCACGATTGTGAATATTCCTTTATCTGCCCATTCTTTGATTGGTGCTTTGATTTTAAAAGTGTCTAAGAATTCTTTTCTGGCAAAGCTGTGTTGCATCCAGATAAATTTCTCATCTTGTTTAAAGAGCAGCCCAACACTGGCGAAATCTCGAATTTCCGCATAGTCAAAGCCGGCGACACACGATTTTCCTTTTAAATCACCAATCGGCTGATTAGTAGCTAGTAATTTTTCGTGCGTAGTAATATCTGATTCCATATCGCCTTCGGTAAAATTCATCCGTTTGACGACAAACTCCCGGCGACCAGACGGCTCTTCTTCTAACTTTAGGTATTCGTCCATAACAGTTTGATACAAGCGTTTGGCGTAAGGAGAATCTTCTTCGAACATCGGATTCGCTTTAGACCATAATTCCGGTTTTTCCATCTCTTCGATCGTGTCGAGTTTACAAATAAATGGAAACAAACGGTCGTTCTTGTTTTCACCAGTGAATATTTTCTGTGCGCGTTCTAACATTCGGTCATAGAAACCTTCACGCACATGGCCATTCGTTCCGTTGTAAAATGTCCGTGGATGTTGAATCTTACCTAGCCCGCTCCGTTGAATGTCCACGATATCCGAGTTCTCGAACATGTGAATTTCATCGAATTCTAAACAGCCATCCCGAGCACTATCCATCGTTTTCGGGTTGTTGGTCCGATAACTAAAAATGGAATTCGTTACTCGATTGGTGATTGCCATTTTCGTTAAATAAAACTGCTGTTCTAAACGTTTCGCCTGAACAGTTTCATAGACTTCTTTAAAACTAACTTTCCCTTGTTTTTCCGAATTGGCAGTAATAGTCACATCGTAATTTCGCACACCATAGAGCGGGGAAATAAAGAACGAATCTCGTGCAGACATGAAACCATTCTTGCCACCCCCGCGCGCGATAGAGTTCAAAATTTCATTAAAAAACACCTCGTCATCTTCTTTTTTGTAAAGAAAAATGAAAGGTGTAATAAATTTCTGATATTTAGCTAACGGAAAAAAATTTTTCTCGGCATAACGAATAAATTTGTGAATCATCTCATCGTCAAAATACAAATCATCTCTCGGAAGGACTTCCTTTTTGAGATACTCGACAAGCTGGATACGCTCTTTGTTAAACGGAATTTTCCCCCGTTCATACAAATCCACATACTCATCAAAAAAGTAAGGTTGTAGCAACGTCATAGAAGATCACTACCATCTAACGCTGCGTTATTTACAGCATCTCGTTTTTCTTCCGGCAAATAATCTGTCAACTGTTTTATAATCCGCTGATAAGATTGATCACGTGCGTTGTATTGTTTTGCCACCGGCCGCTCTCGTTCGTAAGGAATCTGATTTTCTGACTGAGAGAATAATTCATAATCTCCTTTTTCAGAAATATCAATCCACATTTCGTCTAGTAATATTTTTAATCGTGCCGCTTGAGTCACCAGACCCGATACAACTTTTTTCTTATCGTCAGCCAAATCAAAAAACAATTCATTCAATCGTTTTTCCTCAGCAGCTACTTTTTCATTTCTGATTTTTAAATCCGCCATCCAATCACTTCCTTTCTTACGGGAGGGGGTTATGCGCATATCGCTAATAGATTTGCGGAGTTGACCCATCCACCGGTTTCCCTTTAGATTTTTTTACCCCAAAATTTTTGAACCGGGGGGTTTTTATTTTTTCTCAATGAAGTCTATCGACAATGAAATATTATTTTCCGTTAGTTCTTTCTCCATTGGAACTGGATAATTGTCATCAAAGTATCCTCCTGAAACAATTACTGACCCATCTTCAACAAAAGCCTTAAAGCTTTCTAATTTTCTTATACTTGCTTCCAACCATTCTATAACCTTGTCTTTGCTGTTTGTTTCGACCATCATTCTATCCTCTCCAATCATTGTTTTCTGCTCAGAATCCTTTGTCTCTAGGTAGACGCATCCAAGTAGTTGCTTGTTGTGACTTTTGCTCTTTACCACCATTCATCCTCCCACTTTCTTTTCCTTTCAGCCCCTCGATAGTTCATCCGACCGTGGCGCTTGTTGTGGCAAAATAAAAGAGAACCTCATTTGAGATTCTCTAATGTGAATATTCTATTGATTCCACGTGTTTCTTTGCTTGATTTATATTCATTGGATTGTTCGGAATTCCATATACTTCTGATGTAATCTCTTGAGTATCCTAACTTGCGATGGACATCAAGCATGTTGAACCCCATCCTCTTCATGGTTTGGACTTGGCTGAATCTTTTCTGTTCTGCTCTGTTAATGACTTTTAATCTACATCTATCAATATCCGCGGTTCTTATAGTTTTAAGTTTACGGATAACAGTCCTTTTATTAATCCTCATAAAGATGGCGATATCATTAGTTGAATATCCTTCACACCAAAGCCTTATCAATATTCTGTTGGTTCGTACCTCTAACCTCTTTGTTCTATTAATTATTAGGTTATTTAGTTCTTTGCATATCATTCTGAACGATTGAAGGTGCGCAGTGTGAATCACAATGGTCTCGGGCAAGTTCAAACGTTGAGCGATTTCCTTACAGGATAAATTTATATCATAAGCTAAAGCCGACTTTAATTGGCGAATACTTTCCAATTCAATTGTAGATTTAGCAAGAGAGTGCCTTGACCTAACATCATCACTTGCCGATCTCCAGTATCTTTGTATCCCTAGCTTGGATTTCCTTCTCGCTTCTTTAGTGGCAAGAACTTTAGGCAGTGTTCTTTTACTTCGATTAATTTTTCTTTTTAAATCATAATTTGTGAACACTTCAACGGCATAGGCCGCGTTATATCCGTTTTCCTTGTACTCTGTTTGAAGTTTCCTTATCCAATATCTTTCTCTTGTGTTTAAAATTTCGACTTCGCATCTTTCAATTATTTCGAACACAAAACAATCTTGACCATATTTACTATATGACCTTTGCAGATACCTATTATAGTGAGTGCCGTTTTCCAGGCTTTTTAAGTGTGACCTTTTTCTGTTAGAAAAATTTTTAGTTTGTCCTATATAAAGCTTGTCGTTTATCGTATTTTTTATCTGATAAATACCGCTATTCATGTCGCCACCCCTTACCATACTTATATTGTATCATATTGCATTGATAATGCAATACCAATATGGTATAGTATTCCAAAAGATTGGAGATGAATCCGATGAAAAAACGAGTTACGTTCACACTTGAATCTGAATTGATTGAACAACTAAAGAAGAAATCTGATGAAACAATGATTCCTCAAGCTAGAATAGTTGAACAAGCGATTAAGGAATACCTAGAGAAGATGAAGTAATCTTCTCTTTTTTATGGACTTTAACGTGCCAATTCTCTACCACCACTCATCGTCCCATTTCTTCTCTTTCTTGCTAGGACGATAATTAAATCTTCCGTGTCGGCGATTGTGGCAGTCCTTACAAAACCCTTAGATTATCCATATCAGTTGCGAGTTCAGGATAATGTTCTAACTCTTTAATGTGATCGACCTCTAAGATAGTATCGTTAATACTAACTACCTTGCCTTCGTCCTTGCACCACTGACATTCATAGTGATCTCGCTCTAATACCTCTTGCCTTAGCTTACGCCACGTTGATGATCCGTAGAAGTTCGCACGATCCTGCCTCGTCGATACTTCAATCATGTTCTCGAATCCACTTGAAGAATCTAAACCATGCGAGCGTCTGCTCTTTACTGTCATACTCAGGACTGCTACGACTCTCTGACCGAAGTACATGAATAACTACATCATCTACAGTGTAGCTGTCAGGTAGCTTTGTCTTAGCGTGATTAAAGCACTGCTGCAAGTATTCAAAGTATGTCATCTCAGCCACCTCTTTATATTCTCTTGAATGTGTTTGTCATTAAACCAGCCGATACCAACGAGAACCAACTTGTACTGATCAATTTCATTAGGTGTTGCTTCATCTGTCAGCTCGACTATCGTGTAGCGTTTAGCTATCTGCGCTGACATGGATCGTTGCGGATAGCTTCCACACAATGACAAGTACCAGTAGTTTCTCATTTTTATATTCCTTTTCCGCATTGTCCTGTAAGCGTTACAATGATATAATCCCTTTAGGGTGAATCCTTTAAAAGTTTGTTTTTCACTTGGCCATCGTGTAAACGGTGGTCTATTTTTGTGCGCAAAATAAAAACAGCCTCACGAGGAGACTGCTAGATAAAATCATATGTCTGTCGGAAAATATCTGGCTTACATGGATAGAATTCTCCTTGGACACCCTCGATAATATAATCCCCTTCTGAGACCGTCATTGCCCCTTCTAGAGTCCAAATATAAAAACGGTCTTCACGTTCCATCGTTCCGGGTGCCGTTGTCATAGTAGCTATATCGACCACCATTGGATAATCTTTAGCAAAGTTACTTTCTGCTTTCTTACGATCAAATAGAACCACATCAACTATTACTGGTTTCTTTCTAGCTTTCATGATCGACTACACTCCTCAAAATAAAATGGCATTAGCTCATTGCTCACCTTAAAGCTAATAGCCTTTGGTTCCTCATTAATCACTTCCGTTCGTTCGATAATGGAATACTTTCCAGTTTTTTCTTTAACTGATACAGTCATTCCTTTTAAGCAGTACACGACACCACTTAAAACTAAATTTACTTTCGAAACCATCTGATCCTCCTCCAATTAATCGGCCATCGAAAATGTAGGTTTTCGGCCAAAATAAAAAGACCGCCGAAGCGATCTTGATTATGTATTAAGCAACCTACATAGCACCGTCATCGTGCTGATCCTCCACGTACCACTTCTATCCTCGGTTGCTATTGACGTGAAACGAGGTTACCAACTGAGCTACACGTCTAAGTCACTGGAGTGGTACTGCCCCACTCACTTACCAACCTATAGTCAAGTCCTATACCGGAACAACCAAATTGTTAGCATTAGTTATTTAACGTCTTCTACTTCCGCCACAGTGACATAAAGACGGCACGCTCAATGTAGAAATCATTATTTCATGCCGCCAATTGTTTGCCTACTCTGTTTCCGCAAAGTGGCAGTGTAGTCAAAAAGGTGATAACTTATCAAGCGAGACGTTGTATGTTTAAAATTCAGAAAGGAGAAACTTTCATGTCAGTAAAAGGTTGAATCGTCCGCTTGATAAATTATCTACTCTACCAGTTTAATACGGAATTACCCCAGTAAACGGTAGTCTTTTACCCCTTTAAACGGCGCTTTTTACGGTCATTTTAGTTTTAGTCTTCGAGCAAGCATCGTTACAACCGCCGTATCTTTTTTTCTACAAGCATCTTCCGATAAATGAATCTGATTGCTAACCTTTACCCAGTTAGGTAAATCTTTTGGTCGCCTGCATTTACTACCATCGTCACTCAAATATCTTGCTTGTAGCAGTTCAACTGCATCATCACTTAAATCCTCAATAAGATTTTTGACAATCTCAACATGTCTTACAGTTGATAAGAATTCTTCATTGGTCCATACTCTTTCCGCTTCTGCCTCTTGTGGTGCGATATTAGATGACACATGTGAACCACCGATATTCTCGTCCGTTTCTCGATAAGGATGTCTCAGACTCTCTTCAATGGATTTAATTTGCTTTTCTTCATAGTTGTGACACCGAAATACTTTTCTTGCGTAATTCCTTGCTTCTTCACTGACCCTATAGAATTTCACTCATCCATCCTCCATTAATCAATATAATCTTTGATATACTCAACTAAAACTTTTAGCAATCGCCTCTCGCTCTCTTTGATAGTTGTAGAGTAGGCGATAATGTCGTTTAGATCATTGATTAGTTTTTGTTTCATATGCTCTACTCAATCCCATCATGTTTATTTCTCAAGTAAATGCGATACCATAAAATATCAATGCCTTTATCAATATTCCGTAAATAGCCACCGATACTACAAACAGCATAGAGCGCGATAAATGATGCTGCGCTAGGTAACTCATCTATGAATATAAACACAATAGCCGTTATTAACAGAACAATTGGAAAAGTCATGTTAAAAAATTCACTGATTTTATTTTTCATTTTTGTCCTCCGATAATTCTGGATTTTCATAGATTCTTGACCTAACAGTAGACCAATCACATTTATATAATTTTGCAATATAGTTTATTGAAAAACCAAAACTTAACAGATCTTTCAATTGATAAGTCGGTATATCATGCTGTTTCTTATTCTTCATGCCCTTACGTTTGCTATTGGAGATTACTATTTGTTGCCTTTGATATTCGCTGATAATTTTTCCTTTGTTATGATTACTGTTATGCGCAGAATTTATTACCACAGATAAATTTTCTTTGCGTGCATCAAGTTTATTCTCATTAATATGATGAACGCTCGCATGAAAAGGTAATTTTATCCCTAACCAAAACTGCATCAGTAATCTATGGACGTGTATTTTTATGTTTCCAATACTGACAGCAGGATAACATCCATGCATGTATATTTTCTTTTTTGATAATGTAGGATGTTTCTGGTACCATAAAATCGCTTTAGCCAAATCTTCTTCGTCAACAATACAGCCACAGTCATTAACAAAACTAATTTTCTTCTGCTCCTTTACCGTCATTTATAAGATCACCATCCTCCCATGCATTGCCTATGACTTCGAACTGATAAATCGAACTACCTAATGAGTTCATAAACTTATCATGTCCGAAGCTCTTTTCGTCTAAATAAAACATGGTGTTTCTTTTTGAATATC